TAAGTGGCAATATAGTTGAAGAAGGTTTTATGTATTTGCATGATGCAACTGCATTCCAACCGGTACAATATAACCAACAAGATAACGAATTTAAAACTTACAATGGTGAATAAAGCATATAACATTATAAACGTACAATTTGACCAAGCACAACAGCCTAGATTTGAAGAAAAGAAAGGCCGTAACTACGTCGAATTTGGCGAACGAAACAACTACCCAAACTACTTAATTGACCTATTTGGCGAAAGTCCAAAGCACGGCGCAATTGTTAAAGGTAAAGTGAATTATATTTTTGGTAAAGGCTTTGAGGATATTGCTCAAAAAGCTAACACCCAAGGCGAGACCTGGAATCAAATTTTAAAGCGCTCTATTTTAGATGATGAATTACATGGCGGTTTTTACTTACAAATTATTTATAATGCGCTAGGTAAAATTAAGGATGTATTCCATATCGAGTTCCAAAAGGTGCGTGCTAACAAAGAACTAAATTGTTTCTATGTTAAAAACGACTGGACTGCTAGCGACTTTAAAGAAAAAGCGCGCGAATACCCAGCCTTTAATTTAAACGACCCAACCGGATCGCAAATATTATTTGTAAAGCAGTACAACCCTAAAAGCGATGTATATCCTTTACCAAGTTACTTCCAAGGTTTAAACTACATTGAAAGTGATATACAAGTAAGCCGACACATTCTAGGTAATGCAAAGCATAATTTTGTCGCTACTAAGTTAATTAATTTTAATAACGGCCTACCTCAAGAAGAAGAGCAAGAAGAAGTAGAACGTGATTTAAAGAATAAGTTTGCTAACCATGACGGCGACCGCGTTGTAATTGCGTTTAACCCTAGTAGGGAAAATGCCGTTGATATTGTAAGCCTTGGCGAAACAAGTTTGACAAAAGAAGACTTTACAAATGTCAACACTTTAATTATGCAAGAAATATTTTCTTGCCATCAAGTTACAAGCCCTATGTTATTTGGTATTAAGACCGAAGGACAATTAGGTGGACGTAGCGAAATTAGAGACGCTTACCAAATTTTCCAAAATACATACGTTAACGAGCGCCAGCAAGAACACGAGCAAACTTTTAGTAAGCTTATGAATTTAGCCGGTATCGAAGGCGAGCATAAGATAGTACCAGTTGAGCCGTTAAGCTTTGAATTTAGCGAAGCCGTAATGAGCGCAAATATGACGCGTGATGAAATTAGAGAGAAGCTAGGCTTACAAAGTGAAGTGGCAAAAGATGCAAGCGGTGCGCCGGTGGTGCAGCCAGTGCAAGCAAATGCAACTTTAACTAACTTAAGCGGACGCCAGCACCAAAACGTTATGCGCATAGTAAGACAGTTTGCTAATGGTAAGATTAACAAGGCGCAAGCAAGCTTAATGCTTAAAAATGGTTTTGGTTTTACCGACGATGATGTTAATACGTTTTTAGGCGTGGACGAAGATCCGGCAACGGAGCAAGCATTTGCAAGTATGCAAGACGAATTATTACTTAATGAGTTTGCATCATGCGGAGACGATGTTAATGACTTTGAAGTAATAGAAACCCACGAAGCTAGAAACTACGAAAAGTTTGCCGACGAGGAAATTAACGTACTTAAAGCAAACGTGCTTGATTTAATTAGCAAAGACAAACGTGTAACGCCTGAGGTTATGGCCAAGGTGCTTAACAAAAGCGTCGAGCAAATAGATAACGCACTAGAGGCGCTAAAGATTGAGGGGTACTTAGTCCAAACCGGTATGGAAATAAGTATTTTAGCCCCTAATTATACACCGGTTGTAAGAAAGTTAACCGAGCCACTAAAGAAGATTCCAGGTGGCGACAAGGCAACTAAGACCGAGGTGCTTTTAAGATATACTTACCAAGGGCCGGAAGATAGTAAGAATAGACCATTTTGTGCGCGCATGTTACAACTAGCTAAAACAAAGCTTTGGAGCCGTAGCGACATAGAAAACATAAGCGAGCGTTTAGGCTACTCGGTATGGGATAGGAGAGGCGGTTGGTTTACGGAGCCTAACGGCAACCATAGACCTTATTGCAGACATAGATGGGATGTTAAAATAGTAACACGTAAAAAATAAACAATGAGTTTAAACATACTTTTCATAAACGAGACTTTAATTAAAAGCCGCACCGCAATAAGCGACGCCATAGATGGCAAGCAAATAAAGCCAACAATTAAGCTAGCGCAAGATAAATACATTTTGCCGGCTTTAGGTAGTGGGCTTTATAATAGACTCCAAGCCGGTATTGATGCCAACAACTTAACCGCTAACGAAAAGCTTTTGCTTGATGATTATGTAACCGATGCTTTGCTTTGGTTTACAATTGGTGAAATGGTAATAGCTACAAGCTACCAATTCTTTAGCAAGGGCGTATTGCAAAAGGGCGCGGAAGAAAGTAATAACCCTAGCAAGGGCCAGCTTGAATTACTAGAGCGTAAGTATATGTCAAACGGCGAATTTTATAAGCAACGTTTAATTGATTACTTGCGTGAAAATACAGAACTTTATTTAGAATACTTAGACTACGGAAGTGGGTTTGATGCCATTGCACCGCAAGTGCAAGCGTACACCTCACCAATATTTTTGGGCAAGCGTAGTACTAGAAGACGTGTCAGCAATTTAGATTTACCATATCCATATAATTATGAAGGTACGCAGTTATAAACGCGAGTTCTTAGACAAAGTAAAACAAAAATTTAATGACCTACAACCAAGTAATAAAGACAATAAAAGCAATCCTAGGGAGCCACGCAATGATAAAGAGCGTAAAGGCGGCGACACCAAGGGAATGGCTTTTCGAGGATAGCCAGCCGGTTTTTCCCGTTGCTTGCTTTGCCATGAATAGCGGAAGCTTGAACGTAGGCCGTGAGCAAGTATATAACTTGTCTTTGTGGTTTTTAGATAAGGCCGGCATGGAGCGTGAATTTGAGGATGATGTGGCATCGGATCAATTACAAATATGCGCGGACATTATAAGCGAACTACGTAACGGCGCTAACAATTGGATAATAGACGATAATATTACTTATAGTTTAATTAGTGATAAGTTTGAAGATTATTTAGCCGGTGTTGAAATTAGTTTTAACATGACAACGTTTTCGGATTTTGATGCATGTGATATACCTTTAAATTAATAACAATAATGAGTACATATATACAACGATTTGCAAACCTTAACGGCGTAACCGATACGCAAAGCACATGGCTACAAGCTATATGCGAGGCGAACGGCATTATGAATCCGGTTAACGGAACTTGGATTGAAGCGCTTGCACGATTTGAAGGTGCAACGGATCCGGTTAACGGAACTTGGGCCGAGGCTTTAGTGCATGAAATGGGATTGACTTTAAATGGAACGTGGATGCAAACCTTAGCCGAGCAAGGTTTAATTAACTTAGTTGAGGCTACCGATTATCAAACTAGAGTACTTGCAGCCGGTGGAGTTGTTGAAGGGTTAACATGTTTTACAAACAAAATAAGATTTTTATTATATCATTAAAATAAATAAACTATGGCATCTTTTTACGATAGCGCATCAATTATAACAATCCCTAGCGGATATAAAGTAGGCACCTTGTATAGTGCCAAGCCTACCGATGGCACCGGTGATATGACATTCACAAGAACGGGCGACACGGCGACTAGAGTTAATAGTGCCGGTATTATTGAAAGGTGTATTACTAACCTTGCTTTGCAATCAAATAACTTTAGTAATGCGAGTTGGACAAAGTCAAATACAACTATTGGAACTGGTATTACAGATCCAAATGGTGGCACTACTGCATTTTCAATGGCTGGTAGTTCAAGTACTTCTAATGTTAAAAATATTTCTCAAACTGTTTTTACTACTGGTAGTGATGCAAAAACTGTTTCTATATACGCTAAAGCAAATACACATTCTTTTATTCAAATTAGGATGGCAAGTTCTGGTAATGTTTTTGCAAATTTTGATTTAACAAATGGTACATTTTCTGCTGGAATTAGTGCTAGTGTAACTATGACAAGTATTGGAGGCGGTTGGTATCGTTGCATAGTCGCAAGTACTACAACTAATAGTATTGCAAATATTCAACTAGTTGATTCTTTAGCGGCAGTTATTAACGAATCGTCTACCACTACCAACTCCGTTTACATTTGGCGCGCGCAAGCACAACTAGGCGACCTTGCTACAAACTATATTGATACCACAACGGCGGCGGTTACCGAAGGGCCGGTTACAAACCTACCACGTTTGGATTATTTTGGTAGCACATGCCCTCAATTATTGATGGAGCCGACAAGGACTAATTTGATACCTTATAGCCAAATGTTTGATAATAGTGCTTGGACTAAAGATGCTGCATCTGTTAGTGGCAATGTTTTAGTAAGTCCAGATGGATACACTAATGCCGATTTATTAGTTGAAGATTCATCACTAGGCAACCACAGAGTATTTAGGTCTATTTCATACGTATCTGGGACAACTTATGCTGCAAGTTGTTTTATAAAGCAAGGTTCTGGAACTAGAAGAATAATATTATTTTATGGTTCCACCGCTTTTGGATCAAATTTGATGGTAAATTTTAATATTCAAACCGGAGTAGTTACAACAAGTTCGGGATCTATTACTGGTAAATTAGAAAATTATGGAAATGGTTGGTATCGTTGTACTGCTATTGCCACTGCTACCATTACTGCTACTACAGCATTTGGTATATATTTAAGACAAACCGATGCAGCTACTTCGGCTACTTACACTGGAGACGGAACTTCTAGTATGTACCTTTGGGGAGCGCAACTTGAAGCCGGCGCGTACGCTACAAGTTATATCCCAACAACCGCGGCGACTGTTACTAGGAATAATGATTTATGTTCTAGAAGTGGAATTACAAATTTATTAGGACAAACTGAAGGAACTTTCTTTATTGATTTTAATAAAACTAGTGACGTCGGAGTATCTACACAGCCGGCGGTTATTACTTTAAATGGTGGATCAATTGCAACTAGAGTACTTATTGGATACCAAGCATTCGCAAATGTCATTGACGTTTCTCTTAGGGTTAACTCAGTAACAATATTTACTGGTAGTACTTCTGGAATTACAACTAATAGAGTAAAAGTTGCAGTAGCTTATAAAATAAATGATTTATCTGTTTATATAAACGGCGTGCAAGTTCAAACTGCTTCTTTGTCAACTGATTTTTCAACTTATAATTTGACACAATTTAGTTTTGATAATGGAGGTGGAACAAATCAATTACATGCAAAAACAAACCAAGCTTTAGTTTTTAAAACAAGATTAACCAACGACGAATTAGCAACCCTTACAACTTTATAATATGCAATTTAGAAAATACGAAATGACCGAAGCCACATGGTCAACTTTAAAAGAAACTTTAGCCGAAGATGTTATCGCAATTGAACTAGGTTTTCTAGATGAAAACTTAGCCCAAATGTATAGCATCGATATTATATGGCCGGACACCGAAGCCAAGAACTTTAGCAAATACAAAGTGTGGCCGGAGCCTATGGGTTACCATTCATTCGGGTACGATATAGACCTTGATTATATTAACGCTTATAACAACCGATAATGACTCAAGATTCAAGTCAAGCTTTAATTAACACCGGCGTCTCAATGACCGCCGCGACATTGTCAGTAACCCAAGCACAACCTTTTGTGACTTTAGTGGCCGGCTTGGTTGCTATTATTTCTGGTTTTATGGCAATAAGATATTACTATAAAGCAACTAAAAAATATGACTAGGTTTTTCTTACTCATATCACTTTTAGTCATTGCACTACTTTTAAGCAAATCTTACAAGGTAAGCGATCCTATAATTATAACAACCATCGACACGCTTAAGGTTAAGCACGACTCGCTTATATATCGTAAAGGCAAAGATATCCGAAAAGATACGATTATATACGATACCATATCCGTAAGCACACCAGTTGACACCAACGCGATACTTAAAGAGTATTTCGCTAAGCATATTTATAAGGACACAATAAGCATACAAGACGGCACCATTGCCATTACCGACACGATTAGCAAGAACGCTATCTTTGGCCGTTCGGTAAGTGCAAGCATTACGCACAAAATTATTAAAGAGGTGCGCGAAATCCGTATTCCTTACCAACCTAAAGGAGAACTTTATATCGGAGGCAACGCTACAACTAAAGGAACTTTAGGAGCGGGCCTTATTTATAAGATGCCATACAAGGGACAAATTCAGCTAAACATAAACACAAACAAAGAATTTCAAATAGGATATTTTAAAAAGATACTATGACACTACCAATGACATTTAAAGAGTTTGCCAAGAACCCAATAGTTGCGACG